AGAGTTTTATTTACTTGGATACAATAAAGATCCACAGGTAACAGTTACACAAACTGCACCTATGTTTATTCAAGTTAATGGTTTAGTTGCAGAGGTATCTTTCTAATGGCTATTAATCCTCTTACTGTTATTACTACAGGTTTAAGTTTAATTGGAACAAAAAAATCCTACGATGCTACGAGAGAAGAAGCAAAACGTAGGGCTGAGATAGGTAAGTTTGAAGCAAGACAACATGTAAATGATTTGTTTCTTACTAAAGCTCAAGCAATAGATGAATCTAATAGACGTATTAGAGATATGCAGATTGCTGAGTCTCAGAACATTGCTTTCTTTAGTGCGCTAGGTAGAGAAGATAGATCTGTTGGTGCGTTGCTAAAAGAAAATAGAAGGATTGCATCTGAGGATTTAGAAGGCATAGAAAGATCTGCTGAACTTCAAGCAGCTAAGTTAGCTACGGCTGCTGCTGTTGCTTACAAGTATGGGCAAGGTGCATCGGCAGGATTAAAAGCTGAAGCGACTGCAAATCTTATTACGGGTATTATGGATATTGCTAAAAACTTAGATCCAAAGTTTTTTAAAGGGACTGGCTAAATGGGTGTTATTAGAGAAAAGAGACAGGTAGGTAGTCTTGGTCCTGTAGGTGTCGTTCGACAACAAAGTAGTAATCAATACCAAAGAATAGCTGCCGCCACAAATAAACTAACAGAATTAGCTATTGGTGAAATGGGTAGGCAAGCTGCTATTAGCGGTGAAGAACTTGCTCAAGAAGAAAACATATCAAAAATTACAACTCTTGATCCGATTACGAATAAACCAGAAGCACTTAGTTGGGTAGAAGATAATAGTTTCTTAGGTCGTGTAGGTAAAGAAGCATACCAAGAAACAATAGCTAAACGATTTCAGTTTGAAATTGATAACCAGTTAAAGGTAAAAGCCAAAGAGCTTGCTATTAAATATCAAGATCAAGATGGTGGTGTAGAGTTATTTAAAGATCAAATGCACCAGTATATTGATAGCATGGCAACTGGTTCTGAAGCTACTGGCTATAGTAATTATATTATGCAGTCAGGTGTAGCTCTTACAACCACAACAAGCCTTAACCTTATGGACAAGGCAGCAGCAAGAGAAAGAACAAAAACAACTTCTGTAATTGTTACTGGTCTTGAAGATCAGTTAGATGCATTAGAAACATTAGTATCTAATGGAGATCTTGATAGAGCAGATATTATTAGAAAAGATATAATATCAACTTCAGAAAATGCTTTTGCATCAAGTCATTTTACAAGAGAAGAGGCTAGGGCTTACAAAAAAGCTGCCGCGCTTTCTTATGCAAGAGGTTATTTGCGTGATAAATTAGTAGGTTTAAACTCAGATCAAATTTCTAATGTTTTAAATTCTTTAGTTAGTGGAAACTATGACAGTTTAAATGAAGAACTTAATGATGCAGAAATACAAGTTTTATCAGGCGCGGTTGAGTTCTTAACAAAAGATATTGAAGTAAATGGCGAAACCATAACAACTGTAGATTATGATGCTATTAAATCATTATCAACTTTTGTTGAAGGTCAGTATCAATCTGTTAAACTTGCTGAAGATAGGCGTGCAACTGAGGCTCTTCTTGGCACAACCAAATATGACACAGCTATAAATAATTCTAGAGGAGTTGGCCCAGACGTATTAGGTTCTTCTGATTTTCCTACTGAGGATTCTAAGATTAATGAACTTAAAAACAGGTATGATGCAACTGAAAATTTATTAAATGATAGAGAATTAAAAGACCCTGTTCTACGTCAAGGTATTCCTTCTACAGATCAAGAAAAGCTAGACGTTAGAATGAGAATGTCTTTTGGTTTATTAATTCCTGCATATGAGTGGTTACAAGACAATACAGATTTATCACCACCAGATATAGTAAAAGCATTACAAGAATCCTACGACACAGGTAACACAGGGAGAGGTTTTGGAAACCTTATAAAAGGCGATGCTCGTGTAGCTATGGAAGTAATTAAACATCTTAAAGTACAAACAGGTGGTCTTAACGATCCTCAAATGGATGAGTTTATTACAGGTTTAGGACAGGTTGACAGAAGAAATAGTGAAAAAGCTAAGATTGAAGAAGAAGTTAAAGTTAATGAAACTATTGAAAATTTTATTTTAAATCCAGTAGCTAACTATGATGAAGCCATAAAATATATAAATGCATCGTCTTTAAGCCAGCCTCAAAAGAATGCAAGAACAACAGAGTTAAATGTAGCTAGAGCTAATGTTATTTTAAATAATGCAATACAAAGAGACTCAAGTATTACTTCAGATAAAATTGTTGATGCAGCAACATATGCAAGTATGGGAATAGAAAAAGATTCTCTTACACCAGAACTTAAAGTTGCTGTTGATGAATCTAAAGAATATTTAAATGATGGTCAGATTTCATCATTGCTCTCTACAAAAGCTACTAGACTAAACTCAAGTGAATCTAAAGCTAATGTTGGCTCTGCAAAAAGAGAAGCACAAAACGCAATACTTAGTGGTCAAACATTAGCTAATACTGCATCAAATAAAGAAGCTGCCGAAGAACTTATTGTTAATTTTTCTGGCGGTATGACTGCAACAGAGTTTTTTTTAAGTGATCAAACATTTGCAACTAGACCAGATGGTACACCTCAAAACCCTGCTGCTCTTGCTCTTATGCAATCAATTCATGCAGGAGTTCTTCCAACAACCTTAAACACTTTACTTAAAAGTCTTGCTGATGGAGTGCCAACACAAAACCCAGATCAAGCACTAAACTTAATAACATTATATAAACAGTTTTCTTCTCAGCCTAAAGGCGGTTTACCTAGTGTAAATATAATATCTCATTTACTTGGAAAAGAAACATCAGGAAAATTAGAAGCCATAATTACTGCAAGATTAATGACTAATGAATCAGTTAATGAAATTGCAAACAGATTAGCTAATACAGATTTAGAAGAAGTTAAACTTAGTATGAAAAGAAAGTTTGGCGATAAGCATGATAAGCCTGAGTTAACTGTAAATGATTTTGTAGCCTTAGAAGTTCCTGACGCTAAGAACAATTCTCAAGCAATAAAAATGCTAGGCTCTTATGCTTTGTATATGGGTTCTCTTGGCATGAGTGCCGAAAGTATAGGTGACAATTTAAATATTTATTATAATAGGATGTTTTCAAATACAGAAGGTTATGTCATAGATGCTGCGTCTGAAGGAGGTCAACAGTCTAGATATTCTTTTAATCATATTTTTACAGACGCTAGTGTAAAAGAGTTTTTTGTTGAAAAAGTAAATAAAGAGTTAATGGATATTCTTCCTAACGGTCAATCATTAATGATTTCTACTGACGATAATCCTGCATCTAATAGAGCTTACCTTATGCCAATAGGTGTAGATCAAGGTGGTGGAGTTAGGTTTATGGTTGTTATGAATGACAATGGTAATTATATTCCTGTTGTTGGTAAATCAGGTTATCCTGTTGGATTTTCTACAGGAGAAAGTGATGTTGTAGATTTTGCAAAAAGTATTAATAAAGAAAAATTTATGAACACTTACACATTGCAAGAAATCAATGCTATAAGAGAAAGCAAAATAGAAGGTGATGAAATCCAAAAAGGATTATCTACTGATGTAGATGAAGGCTATATTCTTCCAGAAGGATATGAGGACTCTCCATATGCAGGAGCAGGTCAGTAATGGCAATTAATGTTTTATTTTCTGAAACTCAATTAGGTGCTTTAGATAATTTTAAAGCAGAAGAAAGAAAGCCTAAGTTTTTTGAACTTGTTGGTGCTCAGTTAGGATACACATATCAACCTATTATTAACCAAGCCAGAAACCAAGCAAGGTTTGGTGATGTTGAAATGGATTTTACTTATGATCCTAGACCAGAAATAGAAGGTTATGAAGAATACTTTGATACATTAGTACATGCTAAAAATGCAGAACATATGAGTGTTCTTAAATCTCAATTATTTGAACTTGAAGATAATAGAGAAACTATGGGGAGAGCAGGGTTCTGGATGAACATGGGGGCAGGGTTTATTGATCCTGTTAATGTTATAGCCTTACCTTTTGGTGGTCCTACTATTGGGATTGGTAAATCAATTGTAAGAGGTGGTATTGCAGCAGGTACAACTCAAGCAGGATTAGAACTATTAAGAGCACCGTATGATCCTACTGGTACAGCAGGAGAAGCAGCATTAAACATTGGAGCAACAACTGTGTTTGGTTCATTGTTAAATAGTGCAATTAGTATTCCATTAACTAGAAGAGCAGCAGCTTATAGAAAAATGGAACAAACTCATAAAGAGTTTCTTGAAGCAGCAGGAGTTTCTGAACAAGTCGGTAAATTAACACCAGAAGATTTAATTAATGCTAGAGCAAGAGACGAAAGAGCTTTTGCAGGTAAAGGTACAAAAGATTTAGAAGCTGAAATTAAAGCAAACGAAGGTACAATTTTTGGTGTAAATAAAAGAATAGAAGAGATAGACCAATCTTTTAAAGATGATTCTTTTTCTGCGGAAAAGGTTGAAGAATTAATTAAAGAACAAACTGGTTTATTAAGAATTAAAAGAGAAGCACAAGACTCCATTGATATTGTTAATCGTGAACGTGCTTTAAGAGGTGTAGAAGATGCTAGGATTGCAGGAGTAAAAGATCCTTATGATATTGCACCTAATTTATTTATTAATAGCCCATTTTTTAAGTTTGTACCAACGCCAATAAAAACTGTATTGCAATCTAAAATGGATAATAGTGCTAAGAAATCAATGCTTATGCTTGGTGGCGATAGTGGTTTACTTCTTAATATGAATAAACTGAGTATATCTATTGGCCCTTCTGTATATCAAAAAGCTAAGATTATGGAAGGAGAATGGGTACAAGTAAATAATAATCTTATTAATCATTGGGCTAATAGTTTAGGTATTAAAGAACCTAGTAGACCCCTTGGTATTAATACAAATGATATTATTGAAAGAAGTGCAAATTTTAAAAACAAAATATTTAAGAAACCACCTAGCGGTAGAAGTTATAGAGAATGGCTAACAGAGGTTAATCGTAAAAGAGTTAATGGTGTAAAAGATCTTACACCAGAAGAACAGTTAGCTGTTGATGCTATGAATGTATTTTACAAAAGGTGGCAAGATAGGCTTGAGGAAATAGGTTTACTTGGAAATACATTTAACATTTCAAATAAAATCAGAATTCAAGAAATAAGATTAAAAAGGTATCAAGAAAAATTAGCTTCTTGGACAGAAAAAGAACGAGCAGGTAAATTAGTTGGATGGGCAAAGAAAAATAAAAAAAGTCCTGCTGTTGTTACAAGACTTTACGAAAGAAGAATTACAGAACTTACTGCTGCTATAGACGAAAATAGATTATCTCTTGAGAATATTCCCAAAGGAAAACTTCCTGCCAATGAAGATGTGTTTATGCCTAGATATTGGGATATAAATAAAATTAAAAAAGACAGAGGGTCTTTAGAGAAAATATTAGTTAATTGGTATAGAGATAATAATACTATTTTTGTAAAACAAAATGGTAAATTTGTTACTAAACAAATGCCAACCGATGATGATGCTTTAGGCAAAAGAGCAAAAGAAACTGTTGATAATATACTTGGCATTAAAGATATAGTTGATCCAGAACAAATAGCTTATGGACTTGGTAAGTCTAAACATCTTAGACACAGGCAACTAGATATACCTAATCGTTTAGTTTTTGATTTTATTGTTCAAGACCCAATAGCAATTATGAAATCATACAGTCACAGAACTGGTGGAGTTTATCAATTTAATAAAGCATTTGGTAATAGAAATATTAAAGAAGTTGTTGAAGATATTGAAGAGCAAATGCTGTTAAAGGGTAACAGTCAAAAAGACATTGATAGATTTAAACTAAACTTTAAGCATATGTACGACAGAATTGTTGGATCACCTGTTAAAAACTTTGACAGATTTGATTTTAAATCAGCGCAAATAATGAAAGATTTAGCATACATGAATTATCTAGGTGCAGCAGGATTTTCTGCTATACCTGATTTTTCTCGTATTGTTATGGAGCATGAGCTTGGTGATATTGTTAAAGGACTTGTGTCTGTCTTTGATAAGAATGTTCGTAATTTTAATAGAGAAGAATTAGATGCAATAGCAGAAGCTATTGAGATTATTCAAGGTTCTGCTCATATAAGATTTACAGACAACATGACAAACAATCCTTTGCAATCTTCAGCTTGGGATACAATGCGAAGTGTTTACAATGTTGCTAATCTTTTAGGTCCAGTTACTCAGGTAGCAAAAGAATTAGATGGAATTATTCGAGGACATAAACTAGTTCAACTTTCTAAGCGTTGGGCAGCTAAAGATCCTAAAGATCCTATTAGCTCTCAAGACATACAATATTTAGCTAGGTATAATATTACTGAAGAAATAGCTCAAGAAATATCAGCAGCACCAGTACAACAAACAGCTAGAGGTTTATATCTTCCTAACACTTCAGCGTGGGATGGTACTCTTAGATTCCCAGATCATACAGCAAAGATAGTTACTGGCCCTACAGGTAGATATAGCAAGAAAACTGGTGATTATGTACCTGCTTACTATGACAGCAAGACTAAAAAAATATTTATAGATGAAGAGTATATTCGTACTGAGTATTTTGAGTCTAGAGTATGGGCGCAGGATTCTAAAAAGATAGAAGGTGTAAAGGCTTTACCTAAAGGTTTAATTAGAACGCCTGATGATTTAGTTCAGTTTGTTAAGATGCATGAGATAATGCATAATCTTTACAGTGCTAAAAAATTAGGTACTTTAAAAGATGTAGAGGTTGAAGGTACTGTTTCTAAAACAATTAGAGTTAGAAAATTTAATTTAGAAAAAAGTCTTACTGACAATTCAATTATCGAAAGTATGCCTAAAGCAAAACAAGCAGCAGCAAAAAAATTACAAGAAGAATATAAAGCTATACAAGACTTTGAAGTTGATGGGCCTGTTTCTAGTGCTAAAGACTTTAAAAAAATGGAAACACGTTTTCAAAAAAAATATGATAAGTTTGTTAAATCTTTACCTAAAACAAGAACTGCAAAAGTAAAAGGCAAAGTTAAACAAAAAGTAACTGACAATGCAGCATATGAAAATGCAATTAATGATTTAGCAATAAAAGAAATACAATCTCAACCTAGAGTAAGACCAGACACAACAGAAACATTTAGAACTGCTCTTCAAAGCGGAATACTAAATACTGTTATGATGGGTACACCTGCTGATAAACCTATACTTACAGATGGTGTTGTGTATATTCCGCATAGGATAGCAAAAAGATTTGGGTATGAAGAAGATAATATTATTACTGGATACTCAAGAGTAGAGTCTGGTGTTCTTGGTTTGCCATTTCAATTTTTTAGTTATTCACTAGCAGCAATGAATAAAGTAACTGGTGCTTATTCTCAGGGTCAGATTAAAAATAGAATGGCAGGAGTTCTAGCAGCTATGGGATTAGGCTATATGGCTGTTGCTATTAAAAGTAACTTAAGCGCAGGTGGTGCTAGGCAGTGGGATGAAATGGCATACTCAGATAGATTTGCTAGAGCATTTGATCAAAGTGGTTTATTAGCTCTCTACTCAGATCTTTTGTATACTTCTATGAATACAAGTATGGCTCTTGGCAGAGGTAACTATATGGAGGGTATTCTTGAACCTAAGTTCCCTCAAGATGAAGATTATATAGATGCTTTCACTGGTGTTATGGGTGCAGGTCCAAGCATTGCAGCTGATCTTACAATCAATCCTTTAAGAGATTTTTTAAATGGTGACGCAGGTGAGGGTATGAAAACATTTGCTAGAAGTTTACCGTTTATGAGAGTGTGGCTTTGGAAAGGCGACATGAATTCAATGACTCTTGGTTTGTCTAGATCTTTCTAATTTGTGCGTCTTTTTTTGTGCGTTGATAGAAAATATAAACAACGCTAATTTGTGACCAAATGAGGGTTTAATATGACAATTAACATTGCAGACAATTCACCGCGTATTTCTTACACCGTAGCACAAGGAGCAACACAAACAAGTTTTGCAGTACCGTTTGAATTTTTTGACAATGCGGATCTAAACGTATTTATAAATGGCGCATTACAAACAATTACTAATAACTACACTGTTTCGGGTGGCGATGGTTCTACTGGTACTATTTCTATGTCTGTCACAGGTGGCTCTGGTGGGTCTACTGTTGTCATTACTCGTAATATAACTCTTGAACGAACAACTGACTTTCCTGTTTCTGGTGCTTTTAACATTGTTGCTCTTAATACAGAGCTTGACAGACTTGTAGCTATCTCTGCTGATTTGCAAGACCAAGCTAATCGTGCATTGCAACTTACTGATTTTGATGCTGCGGTGTCGCTCGTCCTCCCCGTTGTTGACACTCGTAAAGGAAAGACGCTCGCTTTCAATGCATCAACTGGCGCGGTAGAAGCAGGTCCAAGCATTAGTGATGTTCAAGCTGTTTCTGCTGCGTCTACAGACATAGCATTACTAGCTGATATACAAGACGGAACTACGGCAACTAATGCGATAACTATTGCTGCAAGTAATAATGCAAACATTTCTACAGTTGCAGGAGTATCTGGGAATGTAACAACAGTAGCAGGAATTAGTGCAAACGTAACAACAGTAGCAGGTATAGCATCTAATGTTACTACAGTTGCAGGAGATACAACGCATATACAAGCATTAGGACCAGTAAGCGCAAACATAACTACGGTTGCAGGAGCAGTTAATAATGTAAATACGGTTGCTACAAACATTGCTAGTGTTAATACAGTAGCTACAAATATTGCTGATGTAGTTGCTGTTGCTGCTGATCTTGCTGAAACAGTATCTGAAATAGAAACGGTAGCTAATGATCTTAATGAGTCAACTTCTGAGATTGACACTGTTGCTCAAAACATAGCCAACGTAAATAATGTTGGTAATAATATTAGCAATGTAAATACAGTAGCTTCTAACAACTCTAATATTAATGCTGTTGCTGCTGACGCTACTGACATTGGAACAGTTGCTTCAAATATATCTAATGTAAATGCAGTTGGTGGTGTATCAGCAAATGTAACTACTGTTGCAGGTATAGCTTCTGATGTTACTGCTGTTGCAAATATACAGAGTAACATTTCTACTATTGCTCAATCAGCCGCTACAACAAATATTAATACAGTAGCTACAGATATATCTGGTTCTAATAATATTGGTGCTGTTGCTGCAGCAATTACTAATGTAAATAATGTTGGTGGTTCAATAGCTAATGTAAATACTGTTGCTACTAATCTTACATCAGTTAATCAGTTTAGTAATCAATATGTAATAAGTGCTAATGCACCTAGCAGTCCTAATGATGGTTTGCTTTGGTTTGATACATCTTCAGATACTATGAAAGTTTATAATGGTTCTAGTTTTCAGAACGCTGGATCAAGCGTTAATGGCACAACAAACAGAGTAAACTATGTGGTTGGAACTAACTCTGGTTCTTACAATGGGTCTACTACTGTATTTCCTGCAACTTATGACGCAGGTTTCTTAGATGTATTTTTAAATGGTGTTCGTTTAGATCCTGCTGATTTTACTGCAACAAACGGAACATCCGTTACATTAGGTAGTGCAGCAACTTCTGGTGATACACTTAGCGTTGTTGGATATGGTACTTTTATTTTAGCAGATCATTATAGCAAAACACAGTCTGACGCTCGATACTTACAACTGTCTGGTGGCACTGCTACTGGCGATCTTAATATGGGGTCGAATGATGTAATTACTACTGGCAAAGTATTATTTGCTAACTTGTATTCGCAATTATCTGATCTTCCTTCTGCTAGTACTTATCATGGAATGTTTGCACACGTCCATAATACTGGAAAATTTTATGGTAGCCATGCAGGTCAGTGGTTACCGCTAGTCAATTCGGACACAAGCGGCAATGTAGTTATCTCAGGCAACCTTACAGTCTCAGGCACTACAACCACTGTGAACAGTACAACGCTAAATGTTGCTGATAAGAACATTACGATAGCTAATGGTGCGGCTGATGCGGCTGCTGCTGACGGTGCTGGTCTTACAGTAGATGGGGCTAGTGCAACTATTCTCTACACAGCATCAGGTGACAAGTGGGCGTTTAACAAACCCATAGCGTTGGGTGGTTGGACGATAACCGAAACTGGTGGGTCACTCTACTTTGCAACTGGTGGTGTGAATAAGATGAAGTTGGACGCAAGCGGCAATCTCGATGTCGTTGGCTCAGTCAATTCTAATGCAACGATTAGCTAATAGGAGATACCGAAGATGGCTATAAAAGTAGGTGGCACAGAGGTTGTAGATAACAACCGACAGCTTAAGAACATAGCGAGTGTAGATGCTACAACGGTGGCTGCACTTGGAACGGCTGGCGTTGGAGGCGGTGGTGGAGCAGTAGACTTTACTGCATCAGGTAGCTTATCAAATGGTGACCTTGTGAAGCTTAACTCAAATGGTACGGTAAGTGTTGTTGCAGGGGGTGGTGTAGGTTCAGAAGTTACCTTTGACAGCACTAATTCTACAGAAACTACAGCTACTTTTGACAGTAATTCTAATAAAGTAGTTGTAGCTTATAAAGATGGAGGAAACTCAAACTATGGTACAGCAATAGTAGGTACTGTAAGCGGTAGTTCAATTAGCTTTGGCTCACCCGCAATATTTGAAAGTGATTCTGTTGATCAACTTAATTGTACTTTTGACAGCAACTCTAATAAAGTTGTTATATTTTATAATGACACAGGCAACAACTATTATGGAACTGCTGTTGTAGGAACAGTAAGCGGCACATCAATTAGTTTTGGAACTCCTGTAGTTTTTCATACTGCATACAGTTATGTTTCTAAAAATGCGTCTACTTTCGACAGCAACTCCAATAAAGTCGTAATAGTTTGGGGTGATAATGCTACTGGAAACAAATTCTTAAAAGCCAAAGTTGGAACTGTAAGTGGAACATCTATTAGCTTTGGATCAGCTACTACTATTACAGATTTTAATGCATCTAATCAGTATGGAGCTACTTTTGACAGCAACTCCAATAAGGTAGTTGTGGTTTATAGAGGGGATTCAAGCCCAGACTATTATGGAACTGCTGTAGTTGGAACTGTAAGTGGAACATCTATTAGCTTTGGCAGTGCTGCAACATTTCGTTCTGGTCGTGTTGCACATCCAAGATGCACATTTGACAGTAACTCTAATAAAGTAGTTGTAGCCTTTGTGGATTATAATAATAGTGAAAGAGGTGCAGCCGTTGTAGGAACAGTGTCTGGTACAAGTATATCATTTGGAACGTCTGTATTTTTTACAGCTGTTAGCGAAAACTTAGATGGTACTTATACTATACCATCTTTTGATAGCGACTCTAACAAAGTAATTATTGCTTATGAAAATAATGATCCCAATCCTGATGAGACAAAAGTTGTTGTGGGTATTGTAGATGGAACTTCTATTGTTTTTCAACCATCCATTGTGTTAGACACTGATGGTAGCCAACAAATAGGATTAACTTTTGATAGCAACGCTAACAGGGCTGTAGTTCTATGGTCAAAACGAAGTAATAATTATGGAACGGCTGCAACATTCAAACCATCAGACGTTTTTGAATGGATAGGTTTTGCATCAGCGGCTGTATCAAACGGTGCAACAGCTACTATTAATGTAGTCAGTAGTATTAACGAAGGGCAGTC